AAGCCGTGCCGTCCTTGGCTTTAATATTGGTTACTTGTAAATTGGTTGTGTCTACAGTTGTAAAATTAACGCTACCACCATCACCTAACAGTTGAATTGGGGTTGTGGCGGCATTACCTACCCATACCTTTTTGTCGGTTACATTAATAGCGACTTCGCCTTGCACTAATGAACTAGGTGCGTTTGTAGTCGTTACGCTGTTTTTTAGCTTAATTGTCGTTGCCATGCTTAATTTCCTTTAGAATGAGCCACCGTCAAGATTACCTGTTATTTTACTTCCATCTAGGCTAGTTATCCAAGACGGATTTGCATAACTCCCTGTAGTGACTACACCATTTGTAACCGTACCTGCGTTACCGTCAATACTGATTCCAGTAAGGGTTTGGCTGGCAGAAGCACGATTAACTGCAATACTTGTAGTTCCTAAATTAAAACTAGAAGTAGTGTAAAAACCATTTGTTACGGTTGCTGCATTGCCGCCAATGGATAAACTTGTGGCAGTTCCCGTTAAACCTGTGCCAGCACCGCTAAATTGGGTGTTTGCTGTAATGGTAGTACCAGTTATGGCTAGGGCAGTTGTGCCGCCAATAACCATGTTATTCATTGTTCCAGCGTTTGTAGGTGCTATTTCAAGCGATCCTGTACCAGTTGGCTTAATGTGTACATGGCCAGTACCCGTAGGGCTAATGTCAATTTGTGCGTTTGCACCGTTAATATTTGTAGCTACAGCAATGGTTACATTGTCACCACCACCACCACCCATGCTAATTTGGGTTGTTCCAGCAGAATTTTTAAGGGCTAAACCAGCAGAATTGGTAGCCTGTACTATTGGGGTAGTAACGCTAGTAGAAGCCGCTAATGTAGTAACGCCTGTTATTGCGCCTGTATCACCTACTGTTACTACGCTGTTTTGCAGCAATTTGCCTGTGGTGGTGTCAAAACGGGCTATTGCATTGTCTGTAGAAGAAGCTGGGCCAACAACATCACCGCCCAAGCTAGGGCTAGTGTTGGTAATAGTAAAGTTAGGGTATGTGCCGCTAGTGCTTATGCCTGTACCAGCCGTTAAAACTACAGTTTGGTCAGGTGCGGTATTAGTTACTGTAAAACTAGGGTATGTACCGCTAGTTGAAATGCCAGTACCACCTGCAATAGCTACTGTTTGGTCAGGGGCAGCGTTTGTTACTACGCCTGTCGTATTGTTATAGCTAATGCCTGTACCTGCGCTAATTGCTGCCCTAGCCCGTGCATCCGTGTAGTAAAGATTTGTACCTTCGGCAATGTTGGTAGTGGTTAATACGACTGCGCCTGTTTGCCCGTTTACGCTGGTTACGGCATCCGTGTTATCTACCTTTTGCCAAACAGTTCCGTTATATACCGCCCAATCGCCCACAAGCCAATCAGTAATCCCATCAAGGTTAGTATTACCAGCAACGCTGACAACATAGTAATAACCTTTAGTACCAGTAGAGGAAGTAAGAGTAGGGGTGTTAGTGCTTGCATTCCAAGTTCCTTGATAGCTAAGTGCGCCTAGGACTGCGGCAGGAAGTTCAGAAACAGGTACTTTACCGCCAGCATCTAGGGTTGCTACTCCTAATGCCACCCCAGCATCTTTAGTCGATGCCGTGCCTAAACCCGTAATGTCTGTATTGGGAATGGTCGAGGATGCGGTAAGGGGTGTAGTTCCTGCGCCCTTGACATAGCCTGTCAGGGTCGTAGCCCCTGTACCGCCATTGGTTACGCCTAACGTTCCTGTGACATTGGATGCAGGGATAGTCACCCCTGATATTGTTCCACCCGTAATCGCTACCGTATTGGCATTCTGTTCTGCCATCGTGCCAAGCCCAGTAAGGGTATGGTCAGCATTCCAATCGGATGGCTGTACTAGGTTTGCATCCCCAGCGTCAGGTATTGCTGAAGTCTTACTATGCTTGACTGTTATAGGCATTACTGGACTCCAATAATCTTACCGTCTTGTCCTCGAACTACCTGCTTCGGTCTATTGTGATTCTCGTTAATGGTGTTTACCAAATCACCTAATGCTAGGGTCATTTGCTGGTTGCTCATGCTAATAGCATCGGCAATAGGCTGCATAGGATGTTTCATAGATTCGGCCATATCCATCTCGGTCATGTAGGCTTGTGCGCCATCCGAATCATCTGAACCAATACGGGCAACCTCAATCTTAGCCCCGTTGTTAATATGCGCTAACAAGACCTGCGTATTGCGTTCGGTGTGCATCTTCATCTGAGCGACCTTGATCTCCATCTCACGATCCATAGCATTGCGCTGTTCTTCTAGTTGGAACTTAAGCTGATTTTCTTGGGCTTGGTATTCCTGTTTAGCCTTCTCAACTTCCATCTGCATTTGCATCTTTTGCTGGTCAATTTGTAATTGCATCTGCATTTCAGCTTGTTTAGCTTGTATCTTGGCTTGTTCAATCTGCATCTGCATTTGCATCTTCTGTTGTTCAGGGCTAGGTGGCTTGGGTTGTCCTTCTGCCGCTTTAGCTTGCTCACGGAACTTGTCAGCGGTTTCGTCAATCATGCCCTCTAAGCCTTTACCAGCCTTAAATGCGGTGACTCCAAACTTAAGCATCTCGACCAACATGGGGGTCAGTTCGGGGGTAGATTGTGCCGCTGGGACTGCCTGTTGTAAGAACCCACTCATTGCGGATAAAAACTCCATTCTGTCAGCTTTTTCCTGCTGTTCGTCTTGGAATATCATCGAGTCACTAGTCACCTCAACACGGAAGTTTTTAGCGGATTCGTTACGCAGTAAAGCTAGGGCTTGTGGGATTAACTGCTGATCCTGTGGGCTTAGTTGCATTGCACCACTAATCTTAACAATCGTATCGTCTGTAAAGTGGTTGCAGATGATCTGTGCCTTGATGCTCAAGAGTTCTGTGGCAAAGTCTACGACAGCGTGTTGCATGGTCTTGAGTCTACCGCTGGCGTTATTTGACTTAATAATCTGTGCGCCAAGGGTTTCATTAGGGTCTGTCTGCCCCCGTTGAATGTCAGCAATACCCATAATCTCGTAGATTTGGTTCTTGACCTGATCCATTGCCTGATACGACATTTGTAAGGCTTGGGATATTGGGGCAATATCCACAAGGTTAATAGCCCCCATCATCCCGCCCTTCTCACTAAAGGCAGCATAGTTTTTAACAGGAATCAGGGTATTGTTCTCACCCTCGGAGAACAGTCTTGCAAGGCTAGGCTCGGCAGCATCGTAAACACCCCGTACTTTTAAGGCGTTAATAAAGCCGTCTATACGGTCTGCCAGCGTGTCTAACTGCTTGGCTTGGTCTTGGTATAGAACAAAGTCAGGAATCGGCTCTAGCTTGTCTGTCGTGAGTGTGGCGTACAGGGGTTTAGGGCAGGGCCAAAAGTTCTCAAGTTTAAGCGGGTCAGGGCGAGTATCAAGTATCTTACCCATTGACTTCGATAGCCAAATGACCTCACCCGTAGTCTTGTCCCATATCTCGTAGATAACGGCTTCAGATGCACCTTCACCCATCTTCTCATTAAAAGTTTTTGTGGTTTCGGGTTTGGTGTCTAGGGGTATCTTACCGCCCAGTTCCTCACCAAAGCGTTCGACCAAGGCAGGGCGTTCCATGTAGACCTTGCGCCATACAGCGGTTACTTCTTCCCATGTACGGGCAATCGTATGCCCAAAGTCACGCCAATACACATAGTCAACAGGCGCACATTCGTATTCAATGCGCTCTTGATCCTCACGGTAGATACCACCTTCGGTTTCAGCTTCGTCTGTATCCTCAGTTACCTGTAGCCCATCTTCGGGGATGCCAGCCTCTTTACCAGCAATGTGTGGTTCGTAGCGTACCCACGATGTACCACGCCCACCAAGTAAACGGTCTAAAACCGACTGACTCATAGCAGACTTGTAGTCACCGTAATGTGTAATCTCATAGTCCAATGCCCGTTCAAGCATCATCGATGCCACCCGTGCTACAGGATCGTTATCTCTGAACCTACGGCTTACATCGGGTCTTGGTAGACGGGCAAAGATAGCTGGGGTGATGGTCTGAACATTTGACCAAAGGATATTGAATCGTGCGTTAGGGTTATTCCTAGTACGGCTGTCATCACGATACCGCTTGATGATGCGGTCAGCACGGGCTTCCCACTCTTTATACGACCTCTCGTAGCCAGCAATACAGTTGTACCAATCTTCGTAGGTGTGATCCATGTTAATCCTTAGGTAAAGTTACCCATTGCTATTACTTCTGCACCTGCGCCAGTAGTTACTTTCCAAGCACCATTTTTAGAAAAAGTATTTACTTCAATGGAATAAACACCGATTGCAGTATTGGCGGCTACTAATACATGAGATGTAGTATTGTCTAACAGGCTTACAGTAGAAGTAGCTGTAGCGGATACAGTAATAACTAAACGGTGCAAATAATCACCTGTAGCACCAGTTGTGCCTAATACTTGGGCTGTTTGTGAAGCTGCTACGTGTTCGTAGGGTAATGCAAAGGTTGCGTTAGCGGCTGTCATATTAAATTCTCCTGTAAGTTGATTTAGGTGTTTGCTTCCACAATTCGTTTAGGGTTATTTCGTTTTCCCCGATAGATACGCCTTTAACCCTTGTATCTTTGAGGATAGGGCTGTCCTCATCTTTCCAAACGATTGATAAATAGCGCATCGCATCGCTAGAGTGTGATGTCCAATCGTGTTTCGGGCGATCTCTAAATACTTTCTTATCATCATCCCACTCCCTTTGGTATTGGCGCAAACATTCAATTAGTTCGTCACACTTATTATCGAACCAACAGCGTGTTAATGCAAGTCGTGTAGCCTGTATTCCATCCTGAAGTGATAGGTTTGGTACGATTTTTAAATGTTTTATGTCAATTTTTGTCGCAATTTGTTCGATTATGCTCTTACCACCACTCGCCAATGTTTTAGCCCTAGCGTCATGTGGTAGGTAGTGATAGCCATACTTGTACCCGTACTGATCCTCTTTTTGGGCTAGTAAGCCTGTGTAGTAAGGAATAGCCTGACCGTTACTAGAATGGTGGTCTAGCACCCGTATTTCACCGTATACGACCTGAAACCAAATCACAGCCGTGGAATCGTTGAAGCCCAAATCCCATACGGTATGGCATGGGAACATTGGGTCATAGTCCACCGAGGTAATGCGCTCAAGGTCGGTGATCCTACGCATCTCCTGACCGTAGAATGCGCCAACTATGGCCGCCTCGAATGAACAAAGGAACTCGGCTTCATACTGATTGGTAGACATCATGCGCTGGGCATCTTCTAGTTCAGCTTGTGGCAATAAGCCTGATTGATCTGCTCTTAGTGTCTTAGAATACCAATCGGGATTGTTTTGAGCACCTTTGTATATGTCATAGAACCCGTTATGCCCACGGGGAGTCCCAATAAATACGGCATAACCGTTTCTGTCTGCAAGGGCTGGTCTTATGATTTCACCCCATACACGGGGTTTCATATCAGCAAATTCGTCAAGTACTATCCCATCTATATAATTTCCACGAAGGGAGTCAGGCGAATCAGCCCCAAACAGGCGAATTTTAGCCCCGTTATGTAGTTGTACCCATAATTCGGATTGATTGACTTTTTCTAGTGCAGGTGCAGCAAAGCGTAAAAGGTAGTCCCAAGCTACTGATTTTGCTTGTGAGTAAAGTGGGCAAAGGTAAAAGTACCTGCCATCAGGCTTGCGTTCCTTAATTGCCCGCTTAATCAGGTCATTGATGCTGGCTACGGTCTTTCCTGCCCGTCTATGACAGACTAGGACTGCCCAGCGTTGCTTACGTTTGTGGAAGTCTTTAAACGCATCCCTGACCTTGTATTCAAACTCATGTACTACTACTTCACTCATCTTGCCATTTGTAGATATGGGTTATAGGTG